TATCTGTAGCTGTTGCAGGTGCTATTGTTTGTGAAACATTGGCTACTGTTGGTTTAGTTTCTGTTGCATCAATCCAACTTAATTGATTAGTGCTTGAACCATTTGTAGCTAAAACCTGATTTGCTGTTCCAACTGATGTTGGTAATATTAAAGTATAACTTTGTGCCGCACTATGTGCAGGACTTTGAATTTTAACTCCGTGTGAATTTTGTGAACAATTTAAAGTAATTTTACCATCTGCTGAACTACCATCTCCTTTAGCTGTTAAAGAAGTTGTAGAAACTTGTGATATGTCTCCTGTAACTGTTGGAGATACAAGAGTTTTACCTGACATTGAAGTAGGTAATCTTGCGTCATTAATAGTTCCTGCATTAATAGCTGAACCATTTACAGCTGCAACATTAAATGTTCCGTAAGCAACAACATCCAAAATATCTCCGGCCGCTGCGCCGCTTGCGAGCACCACAGAAGTACCTGAAGTAATTGTTATATCTGCTCCTGATAAACGCACTCCATTAAGATACACATCTGCAAATCCTGCATCGTAAGCTAAAGTATTTCCTGCTGTATCTGCGCCAGTAAATGTTGTTTGGTTTGCTGTAGCTGTATAATTAAATCTTGCTGAAGTTCCATTTACTGTAGAACCAGCTGCAGCCCATCCGCTAGATTTGTAAACTTTTAGTTCATTAGCTGTTGAGTCAAAATATAAATCTCCAATATCATTTGAAGAAGTTGGCGCTGAACTTGAAATTCTATATCTTTCACCAAAAGAGTTTACTCCTGATATATTAGTAGCAACTGTATTAATATTTGCATTTGCGCCTGCAACTGTATTAATATTTGTGTTATTGCCGGCTACTGTATTAATATTTGCAGAATTTGAATTTACTGCATTTATATTTGTTGAATTATTATTTACAGCTGTTACTGCTGCGCTAATTCCCGCAACTGATGTAACGTTTGATGAAATTCCAGCTACAGTATTTATATTTGTATTATTTCCAGCAACAGTATTAATGTTACTTGAATTTGAATTAACTGCGTTTATATTTGTCGAATTTCCAGCTACTGAATTAACATTTGATATACTTCCTGCTACTGTATTAACATTAGCTATATCAGCTCCAACTGCATTGACATTTGTAATTGCTCCTGCAACTACATCTATTTCTGAACTTGTTTCGTTTAAATCATCTGCAACTGTTTCAATTTCTGAAACTGCTTCTGCCAAATCATTTGCTACAGCTACAACTTTTGTAATATCTCCTGCTACCGTATTAACTGAACCAATATTTGTAGCTACAGTATTAATATTAGTTGCATTTGAAACTGCTGAATTTATATTTGATGCATTAGAATTAACTGCATTAATATTTGATATATTTGAATTAACTGAATTTAAAGTAGCTTTGTCTGCAGCTGATAACCAAGTATTTTCTATATAATGTTTTGTAGCTGCGTCTTGATTTGATGTTGGGTTTGCCACATTTGTAATTCTTTTATTAAGAGCATCAAATTGAAAGTTAGCTGTACTTTGACCCATTTTAGTTCCAATAGTATCAAGACCTTCTTGTCCCATAAAGAAAGCTTGTTTACTATCAGTATCTAAATCTTCTTCTTTTAATACCGAACCTGCTACGTAATCTGTTAATCTTGTAGATTGCGAAGTAGTTCTTGTAAATCTAATTGCAGATCCATTTGCTGGCGCTGGACTTATATTAGCTGTAGCTCCTCCATTGCTTAAAGTAAATGATGTAGATACACCATTAACTGTACACGCAATATGTGATGCGTCTAAATAATCAAATGTGATCGAAAAGGCAGTTGTGTTGCCATTACCTGTGTACTCTAAATATGAATTAGCCATGCATTAATATAATAAAATCTTCTCCAAATCTTGTTTATTTTTATCTAAACGTGACCCCGATTTTGATTTTAAAAGTTGTCCTTTAAGTTGTTCTGTTTCTTTAATTGCTGTTTTAACTTCAGGGTATTTTTTAAGCATCTCGCCATAAGCTTTATCTACAAAAGCTTTATGCCAAGCTTTAATTAGCATTTGCTTGCTACCCTCAAAGTTTTCATCCCCTGATGTTCTTGCGTCCCATGAAGGCCCTGACATTTTTAACTCTAAGTATTTATCAATAGTTAAGCCGTTTAACTTAACTTTACCTATTTGTTCTTGCCAGTAATCATAAGCCGACTGCGTACCATTTTTTTGGTTAGCTTTATTTTTGTAGTCTCTTAAATCTATAACTTTATTTTTAATAGGTTTTGGTGGTTGTAAAGATATTTTTAAAGACGCTATTTCTAACATAACTTTATTATCAATTTCATCTTTAGCATTCCAAGCTTCTAGCTCAGACTTTAAACCAAGACCCCAAGGCCCCATAAAATATGAACCCCAACCATCAAGGTTATTGTAAAAACCTGTTGTTTTTTTATTTATAAGTTTACCAAAGGCGTCTCTTTTTTGTTCTAAGCCTTCTGTAAAAGGCGTTTTACTTAAAATTTTGTCTATCCAATCTCTTGTTTCGTAAACTGTTGTATCTTTAGATTTAACAAATGGAATAGTTTGGTTTCTAAATGAAGCGTAAGGTATATAATTACCAAGTATATTACCTGCAAACTTTTGAAGACTTTCCGGATTAACATCACCAAATAATTCAAACGCTTCTGCAATACCTCTTGTATAAGATTTATCACCTACACCTTTCATTGCGGATAAAGCTGCAGCAACAAATATATTGTGTTTAGTTTGTTCGTCTATATTTCTTTCATTTTCAGCTAAATCAGCTGCAATACCTAACACAAAAAATCTAGGGTCTAATCTATTGTAAGCTCTATATTCATATTTACCGTCACCTAAATCAACTAAAATTGAATAAGGTTGCCACCCAGTTTTTCTCCAAAGATTTTTAATTTTTTGGTCACTTGGCCCTGAGCCTGTTAATTTTGGTAATTTTGCAATAACTTCACCTTTATCATTTTTAATTTCTACATAACTTGTAGCTATATCGTAAGCGTAAATTGATGCACCTAAGCCAAGCATTTGACGACCAATAACTTCTGCTCTAGCTCTTGGATCACCTGACTTCCATAAATCTCTTGTTTGTTTTGTAAACAATCCTAAGCCTGGAACTCGGTTTCCATAATGTCTCCATAAATTTGTAGGTGTTCTAATAAATGGTGCAATAAATCTTAATTGTGGAACTCTATTAAAAAAGTTTTCAACTGCTGATCCTATATTCCAATGCGAACCATCTTTAAGTGGATTTGTAAATGTTGAAACTCTGGCAAAATTAACTGCGTCTTTTACCATTGGTATTTCTACATTAGCTTTACCATTTGGTAATAAACCATTTTCCATTATGTTTTTAATATTTTTGTGACCTTCTTTAGAATTAATTCTATAACCTTTTTCTAAAGTGTTATTAACTGCGTTACTGTAAAGTCTGCTGTTAAAGTTTATTTGTTTTAACATTTCATCACCTGTTAAAAGTAATCTTGATGGCAGTTCTAAAAGGTTTCCTACCCAATCTACTAAGGTTCCAATTTTTCCATTAAATCCTAAATTAGCCGAAGAAATTGGTCTTACTGCTTTGCCACCAACAATTTGTAAGTTATCTTGAGTTCGCATTAAAGGATCTAATACAGCATCACCTTGTCTAAAAGCTAAAGCTGTCATTCTCCAAGTTTGTTGGAAGTTCATAATCATACCTTTATATTGAGCAAAACCTAATCTAACTGATTTTAAATCTGCTCTTAAAGCACCACCACCAATAATTTCTAATGGTCTGTAAGCTATTTCAAATAAACCTGAACTAAAGTTAACTGCGTTTGTCCAAAAGCCTGATAGCAAAGAGTTAATGTAAAGACTGTTTGCAACTTCAACTATTTTTTGTCCTCTAGTTTTTGCTATAGCATTTAATATATCTTCTGGCTTTTTTAATTGCGCAACTTTGTTTGCCATTGCCGCAGCATCACCTGAAAAATCTATTATAATATCTGACAAATCTGTGACATCAATTACTTGACCTGTTTTAGAAACTTTTGCTCTACCTGCTTGTGTAGTCCTAGCGGCTCCTCTAACTTGTTTTTTTAAAGATACAACAGCTTCTCTAATAACTTGTGCATTTAAAGCTACTTCTTCTAACGCATGCTTAGTCCAATTTTTTCTATCTTTACCAAATTGTTTAGAATATTTAATTGATACAGTTCTAAATTGTGCAGCTAAATCTTGCAAAAGTATTTTAGTTGCAAGCATACGAATTGTTGATTGATCTGCTTCTTGTGAAATTTTAGGTAAAGCTTTTAAAAAATTTTCTGGGTCATCTGCTGTTAGCTTAGCTAAATCTTTTGCAAGTGAGTTAGTTAGCACATCATCTTTTAAATATGTTTTTAATACATCATCAAAATTTTCTGCTACTTGATTTATTGTATGTAAAACATGTCTGCCGGACGCAAAAGACTTTAAATTTAAAATACTTTTTAAAAAAGACTCTGCATCTTTAGCTGCTGTTTTCTTTTTAATTTTAATATCTTTAGCAGCTTTTTTAACGTTAATAGCTTTGTTATCTTTAAGTTCTACTTTAGTTATCTTATTAGTTAATCTTTGAATTTTCTTAGTTAACTTATCAATTTCAACTTTATCAGTTTCATCTGCTAATTGTTTTGAAGCTTTAATTAATTCATCTCTAGTTTTAACTATTTTTCTAATTTCTTGTTTTGCTGTAATTGCTTCGCCAGCTTCTTTATATATACCTTCTTTTTCTTTAATATTTTTAGTTGCTTTAGCTTTTTTAAATGCTCGAAATGCAATAAAAGCTTCTGCAGCAATTCCAGGTATCATACCTTCTAATACATTTTTTAATGCCGCTTCGTTTGCTGTATCATTTTCATCTGCAGCTAAATAATTTGTAACTTTATTGTTTAATAATGGTGAGTCAAATTCAATTAACCAGTCTGACAATCTACCTTCATTTGGGTCCCAAACTGTAGCGTCAGCTATAGCTCCTGTAGTAACACCTCTTACAACTGTTTTAGCTATAGTACCTTCTAAACCAGCTGCTCTTAAAAATTTTGATGGGCCAATTATACCAAAAATAAATCTTGATACTCTTTCAGTCATATCACCTTGCCAAGTTTCAGCTTTGTGAAAATGCGGCATTTGTCTGTCGTCTACACTCCAATTTTGTTTAGCTTTTTCAAAATCTTCACCAGTTAAAACTTTAGGAACAAAATCATTTACACCCCATTTTTCATCACCCCAACCTTCAAATAAAAATGGTGATGGCCCAAGTGGTATGTTTCTTTCTAAAAAATCGCCCGTATATTCAATCATATTGAGTCCAGCTTCAGGCACAGACAAAGCCATATCTTTAGATATATCCCACCAATTTGGATTTTCTTTAGTAACGTTTTTAACTAAGCCGTCGTCTTTAGGTATAATTACACCGTTTTCGTCTTCTAAGCTTTTAAGAATATCTAAAGTTTCTTGGTCTAATGTTGCCATTAATTACCACCTTTTTTTTCTGCTTGTAATATTTTTAAATAATTTGAAAGGAAATCTGTAACTCCTTGTGGCGTGTCAGGATAACCATTTAATTTTGCAAGTGAAAACCAAGTTTTGTTTACTTCACGGTCTGTAATTTCATTAATTGCAATATTTTTTAAAGCATCAGCTACAACAGTTATTTCTCTTTGAATATTAAATTTGTTTTTACCAGGTGAATATAAAGACACATTTTTAATTAATGCATTTTCATATTTGTTTGCAATATCTTGCATTAGCTCAGTTAAATATTGTTTTCTTTCTCTTTCTGGTAAGTTATCATTTAATT